ATGGGTATCCAGACGTCGAAGTTTATGCCTGAGAAAAGCAAGGCAAAAACGAAAAAAATTGTTGTCAGTACTCAGTCGGTTTTATTTAAAAAAAACAAACATATCCCCGTAATCTATTATACTGCAACAATTCAACGTAGAGAGACTTACTTACCACAATATCATTTGATAGCTACAATAAGTTTTCAATCCTTAAACTACTGTGGTTTTAACTTTACCCCTCATCCAGGCAACTGCGGATGGGATTTTTTAACAATCCAGGTGGATTTAATGATGACGCAGGCAGACTGGATTATTCTTATTAGTACAGTAGTTATCATCATCTTTGGCATCATACTGTACACTGTCATATGCCATATATTTAAACGCTAAAAGGGCTGTCAAATGATCTATCCATATCGGTATCTCAGACCAGTCTACCCCCAGTTTTTTTAGAGTACGAACCATGGACAGATTTGCGCTTATTATGACTGGAGTTTGTTTTATTTTGGCACTAATTATTATCCTGCTCGTTATTGCTGATGAGCACATGGACAGGAGAGGCAAATAGCATCAGTATCTTCCCTGCCCGAACAGAAGAATAACCTTGCGTTCAATTTCGTCGGACAGCGTTGCGTGGTGTTTTACACTAACCGAAGGATGCAAAGTGCCATTGCAATCGCGTGGAGACGTCAGCTCGAAGCTATCGGTAGGGACTTTAACGATCTTTTTGGTGGAATCATTTTTACGGTTGGCCCCAATATCTCAAATTAGCCGGGAAATTTCTGTACAGTGTCGACAGCCACACGTCATAAATAATGGTCAACTGCTGGTTCGATTCTTTAACGAGTTGATGAAATGATTAATCATCATTTAATTACTGTACTAACTTTTTGATAAGAATTACCTCAAAAAGACTCTTCTGTGCTACTCGTCACATAAACAGAAATAACGGTAATCATATGTTTGACCAGACATCTACTTAACTGCAGAATACTGTATATGCATCCACCACTGGATATGCATACACACCCATTCATTAAGGAAGGAAAGAGTATGACTGTAGAAAAATCCGTGGTTTTTAAAGCTGAAGGTGAGCATTTTACTGATCAAAAAGGCAACACTATTGTCGGTAGCGGCTCTGGGGGAACAACCAAATATTTTCGAATTCCAGCAATGTGTACAACCTCAAAAGGTACCATTGTTGTATTTGCTGATGCGCGCCATAACACTGCCAGCGATCAGTCCTTTATTGACACAGCGGCGGCCCGTAGCACAGATGGAGGGAAAACCTGGAATAAAAAAATTGCGATTTATAATGACCGTGTCAACAGTAAACTTTCCCGCGTCATGGATCCCACATGCATCGTGGCGAATATTCAGGGAAGAGAAACAATCTTAGTCATGGTTGGCAAATGGAATAATAATGATAAAACATGGGGCGCATACAGAGATAAGGCTCCAGACACTGACTGGGATTTGGTTTTATATAAATCAACCGATGATGGCGTTACCTTTTCAAAGGTGGAAACGAACATCCATGATATAGTAACTAAAAATGGAACGATATCTGCAATGCTTGGCGGTGTTGGATCTGGTCTTCAGCTAAATGACGGTAAACTGGTTTTCCCGGTACAAATGGTTCGCACTAAAAATATCACCACAGTTCTGAATACATCATTCATATACTCCACTGATGGAATAACATGGTCATTGCCATCAGGATACTGTGAGGGTTTTGGTTCAGAAAATAACATCATAGAATTTAATGCCTCTTTGGTTAATAACATCAGAAACTCTGGCCTCCGCCGTTCTTTTGAAACAAAAGATTTTGGAAAAACATGGACTGAGTTTCCTCCGATGGACAAGAAGGTTGACAACAGGAATCATGGAGTACAAGGTTCAACAATTACTATTCCATCAGGCAATAAACTTGTCGCGGCTCACTCATCCGCGCAGAACAAGAATAATGACTATACCAGAAGTGATATATCTCTCTACGCTCACAATTTATACTCCGGGGAAGTAAAGTTAATTGATGATTTTTATCCGAAAGTCGGTAATGCCAGTGGGGCGGGTTACTCTTGTCTTTCATATCGTAAAAATGTAGATAAAGAAACACTGTATGTTGTCTATGAAGCCAATGGAAGTATTGAGTTCCAGGACCTTAGCCGTCATTTACCAGTAATAAAATCATACAATTAAACATCAAAAAATAGCCATTGCTGCTATATAACATATAGCAGCAGTCTCTACTACATAGCTATATTTTTTATCAGACTGGTTGTTCCGGCCAATCAGGATTTGAGGTATCAACCCGGTTTACCAGTACCCTGTATTTTTTCCATTCGTCGAGCTGCGCTTTTTCATCATCTGTTGCAATTCCAAGATCAACCGCATCCTGAAGCGGCGCAATTTTCCCCGATGCCATTTGCAAAAGACGGCTTTTGGTTCCTTCAGCTTCACGAAGTCTGGCTGCAACCTCCGCACCTTCATCATTCACCCAGGCCTTAGCCTTACTATCCCATTTTTTGTATCCACCACCTGGTGAAACTGATGTGACATTTTCGGGCAACGGGCCGGGTTCGGAGATATACATCTGATTACCGGTTGTTGTGTCGTATACCGTTTCTCCGCGATGGTCTTCTTTCAGGTTCCACGTCTGGGTTTCAGCGTCAAATACAGCAATATGACTGGAGGGAATATCAGGAGGGGCTATATCAGTACAGTTTGCCGGTAATCCAGTGTGCGGCGGGATATACGCATCACCTGCCCCAATAAATTCGTTTGTATCTGAACGCAGATTGAAAATTTTAATAGTCTGCGCTTTGCTGCTCATTTTAAAAGGCATTATGCCAGCCTCACTATGTAGTTAAATGCAATGTTTTTAACCGTGGTTTCCGCATTACCATCTGCGTCCACAATAACGACGTGTCCGTGTGGGCCGATATACATGGTGTGCTCGTGTCCTCCGATATAAACTGTATGCGCATGGTCGCCAGCGGCCTGTGTCCACGCACCACCTCCAGGCTGAAATGAGGTGTGATTTGAGTCTCCCCAGTATGAATTGATATAACCGCCAAACTCATGTGTATGGCCGCCCGTTGTATTGGTCGATTTCGTGCCGTAATCAAATGATGAGGTGGTTTTTGTCCCTAAGTCGGTATCCTGTGCCCGCGCCGTGTGCGAGTGCGATTTGTTGCCGTCCATTTCCTGTGACAACACTGCGCGACCGCTGGCGGGTTTACCTTTGATTGTCCAGCCTCGCATGTCAGGAATAACGCCGGACGGATACGCTATAGCCAGTAACGGGTAAGCAGATTTATCAAACGATTGCCCCTGCATCAGAGCGTAACCTGCCGGAGTAGCATCAGATGGCCATGCAATCGCCGCCCCTACTGGATGCGAATCCGGAGGTGGGTTTAGTGTGGTGTAGAGCATTGCCCATTCGGACCACTCAGCGTCGGCGGTATCACGATGGCTGCGAATATATGCGGGCGCTGGCGCACCGTTTGCCCCGCTCCAGCCAATGAGGATTTCCCCATCACCGGTTCCGGTCAGACGTAAAATATTTCCGTATTGCGTCGGATAGCCATTGTTGTAGACCTCGCCCATTATCAGGCCGCTATCACTGCCTCTTGTCGTACCAGTCAGTGCCGGAAGTGCGCCGCGTGACACCAGTCTGTTTGCCGCAACAGCTGTACCACCAGCGGGCAAAGCACCGGCAGCCTTGTCAATTGTGTTCCTTAAACCAATGTATTCGATAAGACCGTCAACGCTTTTTCCTGACAGCGCCGTCAGTGTATCGTCCAGCGGCTGCTTGCCCGCCAGTTTATTCAGTACCGTGGTAGCAAAATTAGGATCGTTACCCAGCGCGTCAGCCAGTTCTTTCAGCGTGTCCAGCGCTTCCGGCGCAGAACCAACCAACTGTGCCACTTTCGCAGCCACAAACGCTGCCGTGGCAATTTCAATACCTGCAGCTGTGGTTTCCGGCGTTGGTGCCGTTGGCGTACCGGTCAGCGCCGGACTGTCCAGCGGGGCTTTGGTCTGTACCTCACCCATAACGGTTTTTACCGCTTTTGGTGTGGACGCCAGCGCTTCGCTGTCACTGTCCGTGGCGCTGCTCAACTGAACGATGCCTTTTTTCGTCAGGCTGGCATCTTCCAGGGAAATCACGTCCGCAATATCTTCGGCCCGTTTCGCGGCCTCTTCGGCTCTGGTTGCCGATTCTCCGGCAGCAGCTCTGCTTTGCGCTGCCAGTGATGCGCTGGTATCAGATGCGGCGGCGTGGGTGGATGCCTCCGATGCTGATGACGAGGCGGCTGTTGCGCTGGCCGCTGCTGTACTTGCTGACGTTGCTGCGTTTGTCTCAGATGTTTTTGCTTCGGCTGCCGATGCGGCTGCCGCCTTTTCCGACGCTGCCGCCGCAGTGGCTGACGCACCTGCATCACCGGCACTGGAAGCCGCCTGCGTTTCTGACGTCTTCGCGGCGGTTTCGGATGCTCCGGCGCGCTCTGCTGATGTCTGCGCCGCCGTCGCGCTGGCGGCTGCGGCAGCAGCTGAATCTCCGGCGGCAGTACGGGAGGCATCTGCATTCGCTTCAGATGTTTTCGCTGCGGCCTCCGATGCGGCTGCCGCCGTTCTGGCTGTGTCAGCCGACGCCGCGCTGGCTGATGCCTCCCCGGCTTTTGTGGTCGCCGTACCTGCGCTGCTCTCCGCAGACGCTGCGGATGAGGCCGCCTGTGTGGCTGATGCGTCTGCCGCTCCGGCTGCACTAGCTGCTGCCGTGGCGCTTTCCGCCGCCTGACCTGCTGATGTCTGCGCCTGTTCAGATGCCTGCCCTGCGGCGGTGGCATTCCGCGATGCCTCCGATGCCTGGCGGGCAACTTCTTCCACCATCGCCTCAAAACGCCGAAGAGCCTCCGGGCGGACGTCGTCTTCCGTCATGGCCCCCAGAAAATCATTCAGGGTTCCCGGTTTTGAATCAACGTAGACCGTAATAACTCCGGCAGGTGAAGGGGGATACCCTTCCACCAGGAGTGTGACAGTGTACTGCCCCTGCTCCACATCCATGCTGTAACGCCCGGCTTCATCCGGATTTTCCGATGCCACCGTATTCACGACCACCGCCGTACTGGTCCGGCAGGCCTTCAGCTGAATGGTGCAGTTCTGTACCGGCATTCCCGTACCATCTTTCAGTACGCCGGAAATAAGTACTGGCATATTGCCTCCATAAAAAAAGCCGCTTTACGCGGCTCTTAATGATTTAACTGATACGAATCCCTGCAGTGGATTTTTTAACAACCATCAGAATCAGATCGCTTATTCTGGAATTCGGCCATCCTGTGCTGTTCCCCCTGGTACTGACACTAAATGTCAGTGTGACAATGCCGCCTCCGGCGGGCATATCCAGCGTGGCGCCGTATGACTCAGGAACGCTGCTGCTCGTTCCGCTGTAAATCAGCGCGCCATTGCGGCGCACTTCCAGCGTACACGTATCCCACGTATCATTGCGTCCGTAATAACTCCCCTGAAAATTGATGGGGGGGATAATAATCTGGCGGTCAAATGACTGGTCGTCATCTATCTGAACGGTCAGTGTGCCACTGGCGTAACGCTTTGCTCCGGTGGCTGGCTCCCTGAAATACGGGAACTCTTTACCCACCGCTTTGACTATATCGCCGAGGATACGTTCGGCCCGCAACGTCCCCTGAATCGTGCAGTCCTCAGCAATAACGACGTTATTCAGCGCCCCCGAAATAGCATTAATATGCCCACTGATGTCCGCATTTTTCGCAGTAAGACGACCGTCCGGCGTCAGGGAAAACGCAGGAGGATTCCCGCCACTGGTGATGGTCGGCGCGCTCAGGTATTTCAGGAATGCCTCGTTCATGAATATCTGATCACCCTGCATGACGAATCCGGGCGTCTGGTTTCCGTTTTGCGGGTTAATGAATGCAATGCGGTCCGCTGCTACCAGAAACTGGCTTATCTTCCCGTCCGGCGTATCCTCCATGCTCAGGCCCAGACCAGCCACATAATGCCTGCCGTCCTCGGTTTGCTCTATTTTGACGCCCCACATGGCATTCCACTTACCGTTCGCGTCCTGCCACTCCTTCGAAAACTGCTGCAGTTTGCTGGCGTTATCCTCCGTCAGATCTACTTTTTCCAGCAGCTCCTTACCCAGGTGACTTTCAGTTATCTGCCCTTTGAAAAAATCCAGATAGCCTGCGGCATCGTTGCTGGCCTGCCCGGTCGCCTCCACGAATGCGGATTTACCGACCCGATTTACCGCCCGGATATAAAAATAGTAATCCCTGCCGGGCCTGATATTCACGCTGGCCGCTATCCAGTACAGCGCTGTTCCCAGATATCGTGCGGCGTTTTCCACCTGATGGATATCCGTAATCTGCGCGTCTGAAAACCAGAACTCATACTGCACCGTCGGGTCGTATACCGCCTGACGCGGTGTGGCTGTAATCTGGAAATAGCCAGGGGTGAGTTCGATAAATGATGGTGCCGCCGGCGCGGAGATGCTGAACTGTGTGCTGGCCGGGTCTCCCTGTTGTCCCTGGCTGTTCACCGCCCTGACGGACAGGGTGTAGCGCCCCGGCGTCAGGTTGCGGAAGGTATGCTCCGTTTCGGTCAGGGTCAGGCTGCTGGCCAGGCGGTCGCTGTCATCTTCCGCTTTCACTGTCAGGCGCAGGGAGAAGTTAACCCCCTTCACCACGCGCGGGGTATCCCAGCGCGCCCGCGCCTGATACTGTCCCTCTTCTGCCAGAATCTCCGTAGTGAGATGCTGCACGGCGGGCGGTGTATTCGTGATGCTGGTTCCGGGCAACGGGTCAAACTTCGCTCCGTTGTCCACGATGCTCTCTTTCTCCGGGACATGCTGCACAGCGGTGATGGCATACGTTCCGTCATCGTTTTCCCGTATAGCCACGCAGCGAAACAGGCGCTGGCGCAGGTCCGGTAATTTCAGCCCCCACACGCTGTACGCCGCCACGCCATCGGGTAACTGGCTGACGGTAACGCGGTCCGGGGCGGGGTGCGCGGTGACCGCGACGGTAACAGGCTGGCCATTACTGCCCACCAGGTTCAGCACCACATTGCCGCCTGCCGGTATATCCACCTCACGATCCAGCGTAAGCGTACGGGAAAGGCTGTCGACTGACAGGACGCGTCCGCCAACGGTCACGCCGGCATAATCACTGTCACAGACCTCGATGATATCGCCGGGAACGTGACGCAGCCCTTCTGCCCCCACGGAAAAATCCACCGTCTGCGTTTCCAGTAATTCGGTGGTGATGGCCCACAGTCCTGCGCGGTGCGCCTGCCCACGACTGGTACAGGCGAACGCATCCATTTTAAGGACGTTGCGCCCGTAGCGCCGGATGGCAGCGTCATTTTCCACCAGTTCGGTGGAGGTTTCCCAGCCGTTGTTCGGGTCGGTGTAGCGGACCTCGGCGGCATTATGGCGCTCTTTCAGCGCGCTGAAGCTGTAGACGAATGGCGCTCCATCAGCGGGCATCACCACATTGCTCTGCGTGTAGGTCCAGACTTTATCGCTGGGCCGGTCCTGCACAAACGTCAGGGTACTGCCGTTCCACACTGGCATGCAGCGCATCAGGGAACAGAAATCCCCCAGCACGTCCCACGCTTTACGCTGGTCCGTCAGATACGCATTGCAGGTGATGCGCGGCTCTGTCCCGCCGAAGCCGTCCGGAACGGGCTGATCACAGTATTGCGCAATGGCATACAGCGCCCACTTGTCCACATCGGCAACACCAATGCGGTTTCCCATGCCATAGCGCGGGTGAGTCAGCATATCCAGCACACACCAGGCCGGATTATCTGTCCAGGCAGGTTTAAACGTCCCGTCCCATATTCCCGTATATGTCCGTTTTACCGGATCGTAATTCGACGGGACCGGCACAATACGCCCGCGCAGAAGGTAGTTTCGCGTGACCTGCTGGCTGCCAAACTGTTCCGCATCCACTTTTACCCCGATAACAGCGGTGTTCGGGTAGCACTGTTTCACATCAATGATTTCGGTATAGCCCGACCACACCGTTTTGTTCTGCAGCAGGTCTGACGTACTGTCATCAGTGATGCGCATCATGCGGACTTCAAACGGCCGGGGCGGCAAATCATCGATCACCACGGACGCCAGAAACTGCGTGGTCGTTTTACCCGTAATGGTAATATCCCGTTCCACCTGCCACTGGCCATCACGGCGAAACTGGATCAGCATCTGTACACTGGTCGGGTTGCGGTCGCCTTTGGTACTGGTACTGACCAGCGACTGCACACCAAAGGTAAAGCGCAGGCGGTCCACCGTTTTGGTGGTAATGGTGCGGGTCACCGGCTCTGACTTTTTGACCTCCACACCCAGCAGGGTTTCAGCGCCGGAATCTTCAAACCCCTCCATCGCAGACTGCTCATCCTCGCCCACGCGGTAAACCACGGTGACACCGTGAACCATCGCGTTACCGTCACTGTCGAGGACCGGGGTTTTGTTTATTCTGACACTTTTCAGCCCGTCCACCGGGCCTTCGATCGGCCCCTCGCAAATGGCATCAACAACGGTCAGCATCTGACTGGATTTCAGGTCGTCAGGAGCCTCATGCGGCGTCTTACTGCTGCCACCACCCTTACCCATAATCTGTTCCCTCTGAAACGACAAAACCGCCCAGAGGCGGTTTGTCATCAATAGATATTAGCAATAACAACAATCGAATTAATTTGACTTTAATGTCTTTACTATCAACCTGATAAAAACCACAACCACAACAATGGAGTTAAGATGAACAAAAAGTTAATGACACTTGCTGTATTTTTATTCAGTAGTGCAGCCTCAGCAGCAAGTACCGACGCAACGGTTAACCTTGTAAATGCCAATGGCACAGGTCAAAAGATCGGCAATATTACAATTACCGAAACAGAATATGGCTTGTTATTCACCCCACATTTGTCCTCACTTCCAGCCGGTATTCATGGGTTTCATATCCACGAGAACGGAAGCTGTGATGCTGGCATGAAGGACGGTAAACCTGTCGCAGCACTTGCTGCCGGAGGGCACCTTGACCCTCAGCACACAAATAAACATCTCGGTCCGTATAATCCTGAAGGTCATCTCGGTGATCTTCCGGCGCTGTATGTAAATCAGGCAGGTAACGCTGATTATCCGGTTCTGGCCCCACGCCTCAAATCAATCAGTCAGGTCAAAGGCCATGCCATCATGATCCATACCGGCGGTGACAACCATGAAGATCATCCCAACCCGCTTGGGGGCGGTGGTGCACGAATCGCCTGTGGCGTTATAAAATAAAATTCACTCTGTGAGGCACTGTTCCACGGGCCGTCCATGACCGGCGGCTCGTTTTATCGACCGATGATCACCACCTGCCCGCCGCCACCTTCATCCCGGGTGCTGATTTCCTGTGAAATGGTGCGGGAGCCAACCAGCATTTCGCCGTACAGCACGGGCAGGGCATTACCCTGGGCCACCATGTTGTCCAGCGACGAAAACCAGGTGTTCTGTTTGCCATTGTCGGTCTGCCGGGACGAGGGAATTTTTGCCTGCGGCGTCAGCATCTGCGCCACACCACCCAGCATCATGGCCGCCCCCATAGAAAACAGGACCGAGGATGCCGAAATAGCACCGGCAGATAACGCCGCCCCCCAGGCAGCCATTGAAGCGCCGGCCGTAAAAAATGACGCGCCTATTGCCACGGCACCCAGCACTACCTGGAACAGACCACCTTTTCCAGCCCCTGCAATACGCGGGACAATATGAATAATGGCCCCGTCCGGCAGCGGCTCATGCAGACGGGCTGACACGCTGGTTTCATCCACATCCTGACCGGCGATGCGTATCTGATACCAGCCCTCGTTCATTTTCTGCCGGAAGCCCGGTATCTGCACGGCCAGCGCGTAAATAGCCTCGGCCCCCGTTTTTATACTGAAGCTAAAGCGGCGGCCAAATCGTTGTAAATCCCCGTGAAGGCAGACTCGTGCCATGCCCGGTGTCGCCATATCGAGTGTGTGCGGCGTTGCCATTTGTCGGTATACCTCTCGCGTTTACTGAGCTGATCAGGAATATGGTGCAGCAGTTCGCCGTTGCCACAGTAAATCGCGGCATGATTGGCAACCGATGAACCAAAACAACAAATCAGAATGTCTCCGGACTGTGCCTCTTCACCACTCACCCGGTAAAAACCTGTCGCCTCCAGATTATCCAGATACAGGTTCTCGCCGTTTTTCCACCAGTCCTCTCCCCGCGAAAAATCCGGCATCTCAATACCGGCCAGATGGTACGCATCACGGAACAGGGTGTAACAGTCCGTCACACCGTGCTCAAATACCCGCCCGGTGAGGAACGGCACGCAGCGAAATGTGTATATCCGGTCATGGCAGACCAGCCACCACGGCAGGCCACTTTGCACCTGCAGGCGGCGATCGACGTCGCTGAGAAACGGCAGACCATCAGGATGGCTGTGTACCAGGGCCACCACGTCACCTGCCGCCTGCGCGCGCAAATAATCTTCCGGCGCCATCCGGAAATACATCGTCGGTTCAGCGGAAAGATTCTGGCAGGGAAAATACCGTTCCCCTGCAGACGTGTTCACCACATAGCCGCACGATTCTGCCGGTGCACACGCTGCGGCATGCACCAGGATAGTCTTTTCCATACTGTTCTCCGTCAGGAAAGGCGGTTTATAGAGAGGAAGCAGCCGATGCGCGGCAGGTTATCACGCAGCTCGCAGCCGGTACGGCATTTGCTGCATGCGTCCTTCGACGGATCTGCTGTGGGCTTGTCAAACTCATCCGCCACGGGTGGCCCGGCATAACCGCACTCATCAGAGCGGTAGGTCCAGTTGCAGACATCGGCCAGCATGGTCCGCCCCGGAAACACGCTGCCGTCCGTTTCGGTCGGCGTGGCCAGCACGAAGGTCGCCGTGGTTTTTTTCAGTTCCGACAGCTGTTCAATCACCCAGCGGCTGACCACTTCCTGTTCCGGATCGGCCTCCGGGTTGCCACCTGTAAAATTCACCGCATCAAGAAAACGGGCATACACCACACGCCTGACCACTGTGCCCCCGACCAGGCTCTGCACATCTTCCGCAAGTCCCGTGACCATACCAAACAGGTTCGACACCGCCAGCGTTGGTCGTGCAGATGTCCCTTTCCCTGACAGCTCAAAGCCGGTTCCCTGTATCGGGTAAGCGTCATACTTACGCCCCTGCCAGGTAACCGGATCGCCCTTCTCATTCAGTTCGTTTGAAAAATAGTAACGCTGGCCACCAATGGCCGTCAGGTCGATTTCCCACAAATCAATGCGGGCCGACTGCTCGGTTTTCGTGGTTTGGCTCAGCGTATCCTGTGGAATGTCCCGCATGACCTCTCCCGTAAAAAAAAACCACGTGCATAGCAAGTGGCATTGATTACGCCCCAAAGGAGCTTACAAAAAACCCTCGCATCGGAGGGTTTACATAGTACGGAAAAATTAATATTAAATTGCAATAATAATCAGAAACTATACCCCACACCCAATACCCATGTGCCCGCGTTAACTTTCGAGTCATAAGCGGAAAATCGACTGTATTCATAGGAAGCGTTAATAGCGATATTTTCAACAGGATTGATCTGAACACCTGCACCGTATGCAAAGCCGGTCTTCTTTCCAGAGTTATCACGCTTATCGTCAATATGACCATGCCCCAGGCCTGCCATTACATAAGCATTCAGATATTCATTAAATCGATAGGAAGGCCCCACAAGAAAAGACGAGTAATCCATATCACCGGCCTTGCCTCCAGAGTAGGATTGAATGTCTGCAGTTGTGAATGTGAAAGATCCCATACCACCAAAACCACTGTTCAGGTCTTCCGCGTTATATTTCAGATTCAGCCCTCTCGCATTACCGGACAACGCGCCACCAAGATCGGTATACGCATAACCCAGCGATACTGTATTTTTTACCCCAGCAGCCTGAGCCAAACCACCTGTTACTGATACTATCAACACTGCAATGAGAACCTGCTTCATGAAAACTCCTTTTTAAAATACTTAAAAAGCACATTTTGTGCAGACTGATAGATTCCTTTACAGCCCTATGGTTCCTCAATAAAACTAAACCGATACTAAACGGAGAATACTTAACATATTGATATCCTAAACGACAACCTGTTCAAACGTGGTCGTGTAAGTCACCCACATCGCCCCGACGCTGACCGACCATTTCCGGCTCACCACCCGGATTTGCGTCCAGGTATACGGTGGCGTCCAAAGGAAAGACTTCACCGCGCCATGCCGGGAGAGGAAAGCATCCAGCCGCTGATGCTCGCCTTTGCGCACTTTTATGGTCACATTGTATTTCGCCAGGTTGCTATTGAGGCCTGCCGGGCGACGCTGCTCATATCCGTCCCCCATCTTCACAGCAATGACCTGCGGTTCGGCCTCCATTGTCATATCCGGGCGTATTTTCCAGTGAAATGTCTCCATCAGCTGTAAGCTCCACTTAAACGACCGCCATCGCGGCCCTGCTGTGCGATAAAGTCCGCCGCCGCTTTCCGGCCCAGGTCATAAACCACTTTCAGTGCGCCGGGACCAATCTGCCCGTTACCGGCATCATTGTTGATCGCGATATGGTACTGCGGCGCAAACATCGCCATTCCCCCCATACCGGCGGCAACCACCCCCAGCTTTCCGTCAGCACCGCGCTTAAGCGGGAGGATCGCTTCCGGCCCTGCCTCCCCCATCACGCCGGCCCCTTTTGCAAACGCAAAGAAGGTCGGTGTGTTCACCACGCTACCGCTGTACCGACTCAGGCTGGCAGACTGGTAAACGCC